CCAAGATCAAAAACTTTGCGTCTACTGTGTCTCTGCATGGTGGGCGTAAGTATATCATTCTGGATGAAGCAGACTATCTAAATCCACAGTCAACTCAACCAGCCCTGCGTGGGTTTATGGAAGAGTTTCATAAGAACTGTGGCTTTATTCTAACGTGCAATTACAAAAATCGATTGATTGAGCCTCTACACTCTCGTTGTAGTGTGGTAGATTTTGTTATACCTAAATCACAGAAACCTAAACTTGCAACAAACTTTTTGAAACGAGTTGAAGGTATACTGGAACAAAATGCTATCAAGTATGATGAGAGAGTTGTTGCCGAAGTTATCAATAAACACTTTCCTGATTGGAGAAGAGTACTAAATGAATTACAGAGGTATTCATCTTCGGGTAGTATTGATGCTGGAATATTGGTAAATATATCAGAGGTAAATATAAGAGAACTCATGCACTCCATGAAAAACAAGGAGTTTACTAATGTTCGTAAATGGGTTGTTGAAAACCTTGACAATGATCCTAGTCGCTTGCTTCGTAGGATTTATAATAGTTTGTATGACCATGTTGATAATTCTAGTATCCCCCATGTTGTTATTATATTGGGCGAGTATCAATATAAAGCAGCTTTTGTTGCGGATCAAGAAATCAATATGCTTGCTTGTCTCACGGAGATCATGGCGAGGGCGAAGTTTAAATGATCGAAGTTCTTGACAATGTTTTAGAATTACATAACGCAATATTGGTTGATGATGCAGTCAGGAAATTATCATGGAACTACTATTACAGTTCTGAACCAACTAAACCAAATAAACACTGGCACGTTCTGTGCGGTCACAATGAGGGAGAATGTGTGGCTACTGGATATGATTGGGCTCATTATATTTTTAAGGCTGCAAAGAGAAAATTAGATCGTGTTGACTCTTTTGATTATGAGAGAATTTATTGCAATGCTCACACGTTTGGTATAGAACCACATCTTCATGTCGATGATGGTCAGTTTACTATGATATATTATCCTATACTGGATTGGAAACCAGAGTGGGGTGGTGGGACATTGATTAAAGATAAGCTGGTAGATTATGTTGGAAACAGGTTAGTTATTTTTGATGCAGATTACCCACATAAGGCTATGTCTATATCCAGAGAGTGTTACGATTTAAGAACAAACGTGGTTTTTAAGTGTCATGTATGAATTAAAAGATTATCTTAATGCAATAAATTATACAAAAGAACCTCTTTTGGATGGTGAAGATGAGCAGTGGGAGAAGAAATACCCCTCGTTTATTGTAAATAAGTGCGTAGCTCCCTTCCAAGATACCCTTATGTTGGTGAATGAGATTAATCAACTACATCATCTTGACAAGAAACTTCAATTTGACTTTTTACTAAATAGTCTACGGAAAAGGAAAAGATACACTCCTTGGATGAAGGCGAAGAAATTAAAAAATCTAGAGTATGTTAAAGAGTTTTATGGATACAATAATGAAAAGGCAAAGATTGCTCTTGATATACTAAGTGATGAACAGATTTCCGCTATAAAACAAAAGTTAAATAAAGGTGGAAGAAATGGAAGAAGTTAGTTGGACACAGGAGCAAATGTTAGAAGTCAGTCTCAAAGAGCCTGATGACTTTCTAAAAGTACGAGAGACTCTATCTCGTATTGGTGTTGCTTCTAGAAAAGAAAGAAAACTATATCAATCCTGTCATATATTACACAAGCAGGGACGATACTATATTGTCCACTTCAAAGAGCTCTTTGCTCTTGATGGCAAGAAAACTAATCTTACAGAGAATGATATAGCAAGACGTAATACCATTGCTGGTCTGTTGAAAGATTGGGGTTTGATTGATGTGTTAGGTAATGCAGAACCTGCTGCTCCTTTGAGTCAAATTAAAGTTTTGTCGTTTAGAGAAAAAGAAGAATGGATTCTAGAAACAAAATACAATATTGGTAAAAAGAAAGATTGACTTTTTATCATAAAGGTGATATAACTATATAATGCAATTCTACACTAATGTTCTTCAATACGGAAACAACCTTTTAATTCGTGAAGTAAAAAATGGGGTTCGTGGTAATCGCAGAGTTAGATACGAACCAACTCTCTTTGATCTGGTAAAGACAAGAGAGGATACCGGCTATAAAACTTTAGATGGTCGTTCCGTTTTACCCCACAAATTTGACTGCATCAAAGACGCAAAGGCTTGGATTGAGACTAGATCAAACCAATCTGATATTGTCTTTGGTAACACACAATACCCTTACTGCTGGATTGCAGATGAATATCCAGACAGAATTGAATGGGATTTAGATCAACTTCTGTTGATCACAATTGATATTGAGGTTGAATGTGAAAATGGTTTTCCAAAACCAGAAGATGCAGCAGAGCCACTCCTGTCTATCACTGTCAAGAACCACCAGACTAAACGCATTGTTGTTTGGGGTATCGGTGAGTTTAATACAGACCGTGAAGACGTAACCTATGTGCAATGTGAAAGTGAAGTACATCTACTCAAGGAGTTTCTATCATTTTGGGAAACTCACACTCCTGATATTATCACAGGCTGGAACACTGAGTTCTTTGATATTCCTTATCTCTGCAATCGTATCAAGAACGTATTTGATGAGGATGAAGTAAAACGTCTATCACCTTGGAAAAACGTATTTGATCGTCAGGTATATCAGATGGGTCGGCAACATCAGGTTTACACTCTGGATGGTATTGCTGCACTTGATTACTTTGATCTGTATCGTAAGTTTACATACACCAATCAAGAGTCCTATCGTCTGGATCACATCGCATTTGTGGAACTAGGTGAACGCAAGGACGGTAATCCCTATGATACCTTTCGGGATTGGTACACAAAAGACTATCAGTCATTTATCGAATACAATATCAATGATGTGGAATTGGTTGACAAGCTTGAAGACAAGATGAAGTTAATCGAACTATGCTTGACGATGGCATATGATGGTAAGGTTAACTTTACGGATGTTCTTGGTACTGTGCGCTATTGGGACATTGTTATATACAACCATTTGCGTGAGAAAAACCTCGTCATTCCACAGAAGACAGAACGTGAAAAGTCAGAAAAGTTTGAGGGTGCGTATGTAAAAGACCCACAGGTGGGTATGCATAAGTGGGTTATGTCGTTTGACCTTAACTCACTATACCCTCATTTGATTATGCAGTATAATATCTCACCAGAAACTTTGGTAAATGGCGGAGGCAAACCAGTTGAAGGAATGGTTGATAAAATTCTGGATGGTGTAATGGTAAATAGTACAGAATATTGCATGACCCCGAATGGTGCCTTCTTTCGCAAGGACAAACGAGGGTTTCTGCCGGAACTAATGGAGGGCATGTATAATGATCGTGTCAAATATAAAAAACTTATGCTCGACGCTCAGCAGTCGTATGAATACACTAAGGATAAGAAATACCTCAAGGATATCTCAAGATACAACAACATCCAGATGGCGAAGAAGATTTCTCTCAACAGTGCTTATGGTGCAATTGGTAACAATTGGTTTCGCTATTTCGATCTTATGGTTGCTACAGCAATCACTACGTCTGGTCAATTATCTATTAGGTGGATTGAGAAAAGTTTTAACATATATCTTAACAAAATTCTTGGAACCCATGATAAAGATTACATTATTGCCTCTGATACCGATTCGCTTTATATCACGTTTGACGCACTGGTTAATAAAGTGTTTGGAGAGAGAAAGGAAACTAAGTCTATTATCAAATTCTTGGACCGTGTTGCAAAAGAGAAGCTGGAACCATTTATTGGCAAAAGTTATCAGGCTCTTTCTGACGTAACAAACGCATATGAACAAAAGATGGAAATGGGTCGTGAGGCAATTGCTGACAAGGGTGTATGGACCGCTAAGAAACGATACATTCTAAATGTTCACAACATGGAGGGTGTGGAGTATGCAGAGCCCAAACTCAAGATTATGGGAATCGAAGCGGTTAAGTCAAGCACTCCTGCTCCTTGCAGAGAGAAACTAAAAGAGGCTCTCAAGATTATTATGAGTGGAACTGAGAAAGAGCTAAATACCTTTATACAAGATTTTCGTGAGGAGTTTATGTCTTTGCCACCAGAGGATATTGCATACCCAAGATCAGTAAACGGCGTTTCAAAATACACAGACAACACACAAAGCACCTATGATCTTTCAAGTGGAGAGAAGGTAGAGTATGGCTTCTTTAAATCACGAGCACCAATCCATGTCAAGGGTGCAATTCTGTATAACCACCTTGTCGAGAAGAACAAACTGGCAAACAAGTATCCTTACATACAGGAAGGCGATAGGCTAAAATTCATACATCTGAAAGAACCAAATGCATATCAGTCTAGTGCATTTTCATTTATAACTTTTATGCCAAAGGAACTTGACTTACATAGAATGATTGATTATAATACACAATTCGAGAAGTCTTTTATCGAACCTTTGAAGTTTATCACAGATAAGATTCATTGGGCTATCGATGGAAGTTTTGGTTCACAAGGAACACTTGAGGATTTCTTTTGAGATATTTCAGATACACATTAGATGATTTGAAAGAATCATCAGATCGTAAACTATTCACATACATCTCGTTCTTTGCGGGCGGTGGTGGTTCATCATGCGGTTACAAACTTGCTGGTGGAGATTGCCGTTTTGTGAATGAGTTTCAACAGGTCGCAGTGAATACCTATCTTGAGAACTGGCCAAACACTCCACACATCTGTGGTGATATTAAAGATGTCACTGGTAAACAGATTATGGAGATGACAGGTTTGAAAGTAGGAGAACTTGATATACTTGATGGTTCGCCACCTTGCCCTCCCTTTTCCATGTCAGGAACAAAACAAGCAGGTTGGGGTCAAGAAAAAACTGCGTATGGTATGAAACAGAAGAACATCGAAGATTTGACATGGGAACAAATTCGCATTGCTGGTGAGATGAAACCTAAAGTTATTGTGTGTGAAAATGTCAAAGGCCTTACGATGGACTATGCTCGACAACATCTTACTCGTATGGTAAATGACTTTGAAGCATTGGGTTATACAACTGTGTGGAAAGTTCTTAAAGGACAGTATCATGGTGTTCCTCAAAAGAGAGAAAGAGTGTTTATTGTATCAGTCAGAAATGATGTGCTAGATGCTATTGGTTTACCGTTCATGTTACTTGAAAGTTCTGTGTATCCACAACCAGAAAGAGATGTTGCAACAATAGAAAATGCTATTGGTGATCTCAGACTTGATAATGAAAATCGTGTGGAGGCACATGAGTTGGTTGAGATAATGAAGAAGGGTGCGAAGTGGAAGTGGTTAAAAAGACTTCCAAAGAATCCAGATAGAGTTGTGTCTGTGGGAGATGACGTTGTGGGCCCGTGGTATGATAAGGTGATTGCACACAGACGAAAGTGGAAAAAATCTATACCAGAAAGAAAGAGTTCATTTTTTCAATCTCGTAGAGTTCCTTGGAACCAAGCAAGCCATACTCTTTCGGAGCAAGGATTACAAACCTCATTGGCAGTCCATTTGCATCCAGAGGAAGATCGGGTGTTCACCACCAAAGAATCCAAACGGATTATGACGTTACCAGAGGATTATATCCTCACAGGAACATTGAATGAGAAATTGGCTCGCCTAGGATTAATGGTAGCACCGATATGTATGAAGGGCGTGGCAGAAAAAATCTATGAAAATATATTAAAACCTTATAACGAAAAAGGAAATTAAGAAGATTTTTTTGAAAAGTGACTTGCTAAAAAGTTATATATAGTATATTATAATAATAATTCATCAGCAATCATGCACAAGGTGAATTATCGTTTTATCAACAGGACGGCTTAATTGCTAAAATATCCATTGATAAGACAGTCATAACGATAGGAGAAATCAAATGGCACATCCAGCGATAAACATTCAGTATCAAGAAGCTGAAATCAACCCATACAGAACACTACAACAAGATTTAGATTTGTGGGAAAGTTCTGATCCAAAAAACTTTCAATTAGCAAAAAACTTAGTAAAAGACAAAAATCCAACTGGTGTGGATTGGAATGGTCTTGGAGATACTTGGCAAGAATTTTGTGATAGCTCAAGCACTATGCCCGTGGATAAACTTATAAAAGACATGGAGGCACAAAGACCTTTTGACCCTAACCATCTACTAAAAATGATTAAAAACTCAGGTGGGGTGTTCAGTCATGTAAAGGCAGGTGCTGTTGATAGAGCAGTAAGACCAGATGGTTCTTCTAATGTTTGGGATCATTGGCATACTGCATTATTTGCTAAACTTGCTGGTGTATCACATTTACAAACATCTACTAAGGTACATGAACAGAAAACTTTAGAAGAGTGTCGTTCAGAAGAGCGAGATTTGTTTGATGATAAAAATGCTCACAGTTTAAGAGTAGGAATGGAGAAGGTACACGAACATCAGGTTTTACGAATGAAAAACTCTAATCAAGCCAAATTTGATCCAGACGTTGCAATATCTAAAATATTTGAGGAATTGCACATAACCGCAACTGGTAAAAAAACATCCTACACTAGAATTGATGGACTAATGAAAATCAAGGAATCTCGTAAGATGTGGCAAAATCATCTTATGAGTTCTCAAAATGCTGATAAGCAATTGAAACTCATCTTACGAATGTGGACTGAAGTGTTTCCAAGAGAAAAGATAGATGCGACTTTGACTGAAGCACTAACTTTTGGAATGATTACATTTGCTGATGTTGACACTTTGACTGTTGCAAATTGGAAAAAGTATTTTGAGGCACAAAGGGATGCTGGACGTTTTACTAAAATGTCAGAGTATGGCAGGTCTGCTAACAAAATGAAACATAAGAGTAAACAGTCTCTTGCATTGTTTTTAATATATGAGTGGAATGAGTGGGCATTTAAAACACCTAGTGTTGGTAGAAGTAAAAGACCAATCACCACTGCAAAGGCAGTAACAGCATTTAATCAAGTGATGCCTGAGAAATTTGTAAACTCTGTATGGAAACAAGCTTCAGGCAAACAAAAGGTACAATGTGGTGAATGTGGTCATGCATGGGAAGAAAAGATCGCAGCATGATAATAATGGTGGGCGGGCCCCCAACCTCTGGAAAATCAACACTAACAAGAAGTATCATTAGTGAATTGGGTTCGGCAGAAGATGTCGAACCCATGAAGCTATTCCCATGTGAGAAATATGGAGATATTCTTGTTGTTGGCCGTTATCCAGAGGGTGAAACCTTTGGTGGAACTGATCGACTTTCCTATGGAACAATATCTAAATTTCGTGACTTTATAGATCAAGAAGCTCCTAAACATAAGCATATTCTGATAGAAGGGGATAGATTTTTCCGTTCAACTGATATTGAATGGTTACTTGACAATCATGAAGCAAGAGTTTATATTCTTACTGTTAGTTTAGAAGAGGAAAAACGCAGACATATTGAACGTCAAGATACTCAAAATGAGAAGTGGTTACAGGGTCGCCGAAGTCAGATTTCAAACATACAAACAAACTTTATGTTGATGGGTAGACTTAATATTCATCAAAACGAGACTCTAGAGGACAGCGAAAGTATAAGACTTGACATAAATTCTTTTCTGACTAAATAGTACAATAGTAAATGGAGAATTTGGATGCCACTTCAGCAATATGTTCGTCAGCTGCGGCCACGCAATGAGTCGTATGTTCCTCATATAGATAAAGTTCAGAACCTTTTAACTGAGGCTGATACTGGTAAAGCTACAAAATCAGAACAAGCAATTGTCGTTGCTTATAATATGAAAAAAGGTATGTCAGAAGAAGAGGCATACAAAAAAGGCGGTATACCAGATGCAGAATGGGAAAAGGTTGATGACAGTTTAAAAGCTGACGGTAAAGCAATTGTAGCTTCTATGGAAGATGTTGGTAATTATCTTATCCATTATGGTAGAGGTAGTGCTCAAAACTATTTTGGAAAAAATTATAAATTACCAGCAAAAGACACAACCCCCAAAACAGATTTATATAGTGATACAGGAAGAGCGTTTTCTTTAAAAGATGCTAAAGGAGCTGTACTATTATCGCCTAAAGGTGGAGAGGCAACTGGTGTTGTTAAATCTGCAATAGAAAATTTTCAAAAAAATGAAAAAGGAAAACTTGATTCCGACATTGATGATGTAGTAGATTTTTTGAAAAATGACTTGGACAACCTTGCCATGAAAGGTAAGATGGTAGAGGTAAGTAAGAGTAAGGATAGTTTCACAGATTGGTATCTTACACAGAGTCAGAGAAAATCAGAGTTAAAAAAACAAACTAAATCAAATGATAGAGACATAGAAGCTCATATGAAAGCGGAATTGTCTTTTTATAAAATTCCAAAACAAGATAGAAATTATAAAAAGAAATTAATTTCACCAAGTTTGATGTTATCAAAAACAGAACTAGATAATATATATTTTCCAGCTTTTGTTCAGAGCGAATTTAGTATATTAGGTGCAAGGATAAACCCAAAATATGCTAAAACGCAAGATGAAAAAGACTTGTACGCTGATAATAATAAATTAAAACAACAAGCAGTGCAACTTTTAGATATTGGTGTACGACAATCAGAATTTCATAAAAAGTTTTCGGGTGTTTTTGAAAATGCTGGTGAACTTAAAAAATATATAATTTATGAAGCTGCAAGTGGTCATTATAAATTTACTGGTACTTTAGGAACATCTTATGATGGCAAAGATTTAGCTGTAGCAAAAGAACTTCTTGAATTTCAAGTTAAAGGCGACAGTGCTGCAACTAAACTTTATTCAAATATGTTTGATTGGTCTACTAAAAATGCGTCTTTACTAAATGATTTTGTTTTAGATTTTAAAGCTAGTGGTAAGAGTGGATATACTAAATTCGCAATTCCTACAAAGTCAGAAAAACTTTTGGAGTTCGTTATTGATGATACATACGATAATATAAAAGAAGAATTAAATGATCTTATTTCTCAAAGGATATATTTAGAAGAGGGAGTTTTTGATGTTGTTAAAAGAGGGTTTAGAAATGTTAAAGATGCAATGAGTTCCATAACAAATAAGATTAAAGATATTATTGTAAGATTCTATAAAACTGTTATATTCAAGTTTACGGAGATGGTTAGAGGTATTTTGAAAAAAGATATTCTGTTAGGGATAAACAATATGGGATTAGATTTTCAGGCTAGTGTGAGTTTCAAATGATAGGTTTCAGAGAACTAACAGAAGATAAGGGAGGGAAGAACCTTCACCTAGAGCATCTAGAGGATGAGATTATCAACTATGGTGTAGATGGTGGACGAGCTGCTATTAACTTTCTGCGTTCTCTGCGAGACATGCTTGCTGGTGGAAGCCGATCTTCAATTAACATGACAGTCAAGTGGGATGGCGCACCTGCTATCTTCTGTGGTATAGACCCAGAGGATGGTAAGTTCTTTGTCGCAAAGAAATCTGTATTCAATGTCAACCCTAAATTATATAAAACAAATGGAGAGATAGATGATGACTTATCTGGCAATCTTAATGCAAAATTTAAGGTCGCACTTGCAGAGTTGTCTAAGTTGGGTATCAAGGGAGTACTGCAAGGCGATCTCATGTTTACCGATGATGTGGAAACGGAGAGTATCGATGACACTAGTTATTATACTTTTCAGCCTAATACTATTGTTTATGCAGTACCTATCGTTTCTGATTTGGGAAAAAAGATACAACGAGCAAAACTTGGCATCGTATTCCACACAACATACACAGGAAGTACACTACAGGACATGAAAGCATCGTTTGGTGCAGATATATCAGGTCTACGTCAAACCAGTTCTGTGTGGATGGATGACGCAACATATAAGGATACTTCTGGTAAATCTACTTTTACAAAAGCAGAAACAACATCAGTTACAAAAGTTTTAGCTCAAACTGGTAAGACCTTTCAAAAGATCAGTGGACCCAAGTTACGTTCCTTTATAAAACTACAAGAGAGCATGACAGGATCACTTGCTGGTGCGTCACTTAAAACCTACAATAACAGTAAGGTTCGTGCAGGCCAGAAGATTAGTAATCCCGGCGCACATGCAAAAGGTTATGAGAAATGGGTTGTAGATTCTATTCAAAAACAGGTTGATAAGGCAAAATCAGACAAAGGAAAACAGAAATATCAGAATATACAAAAAGAATATTTAAGAGAGGTTAGAAAACATACAGCAAATCTAAAAGAGATTATTACCTTTCAAAATCTTCTTGTTGATGCAAAGATGCAAATAGTTAAAAAACTAAATAGTGTAAAAGGTTTGACAGATACTTTTGTCAAAACTTCTAATGGATTTAAGGTAACAAATCCCGAAGGATATGTTGCTATTGATAGAGTGGGTGGTGGAGCGGTAAAACTGGTAGACCGCATGGAGTTCTCGTTTAACAACTTCACCGCTATAAAGGCATGGGACAAATGAAAAAGTTCAAGGATATATATGAGGCTAAGCCTAATCCTATTGCTCAACGTAGAGCTCTTGCTCGTCGTATGTCCAAGATGGCAAAATCACCAGCGGTGAAGGCCAAGAAAGCAAGAACAAAACTCAAAATGCGGAATCCCGCAAAACTTAAATTGCTCGCCAGAAAAAAGACGATTCAAAAGTTTAGGAATAAATACTTTCCTAGATACGACAACATGTCTATTCAACAAAAAGTAAAAGTTGATCAACAAATTATGCAGAAGTATGGTGCCAAGATAGATAAAATTGCTCAGAGAGCGATGATGCAACTACAGAAAGCTGAAATAGAAAGAGTAAAGACAGCAAGACAGGCGGTTAAAGATGCGTAAATTTAGAGAGATTACAGAGAAGGCTGGGGACACAGCGGTATTTACTTTCGGTAGATTTAATCCACCAACAATCGGTCATGAGAAATTAGTTAATGCTATCGCTGCACAACAAAAGAAAAATGCTGGTTCCAAGATGTATGTGTATCCTTCACATTCAAATGATCCTAAAAAGAACCCTCTTAATCATTCCAAGAAGATCGCATACATGCGTAAGATGTTTAAGAAATATTCAAGAACTATTATCAGTTCAAAGGCTAGAAACGTATTTGAAGTTGCAACAGAATTACATAATAAGGGACATAAAGCAATCGTGATGGTTGTAGGTTCTGATCGTGTAGCAGAATTTGACAGACTTTTAAATGAGTATAATGGTGTTGAAGGTAGACATGGGTACTATGGTTTTGATAACATAGAGGTTGTATCTGCTGGAGAACGTGATCCTGATGCAGAAGGCGTTGAGGGTATGTCTGCATCCAAGATGAGAGATGCAGCCGAGAAGGGTGATTTTGATTCCTTTAAGACAGGCATTCCAAGAACACTATCAGATGCAGATAAAAAGAAAATGTATTTCGATGTACGCAAGGGTATGGGTATGCGTGAAGAACGTGACATGGGAGACATGAACAATTACGAAGAGATGCGTGATGCATATCTCACAGGCAAGATTTGGAACGTAGGCGAAACTGTAGAAGCAAATGGTTTAAAAGGAGAAGTTGTTCGTAAGGGAACAAACTATCTATCCTTTATGACTGAAGACGGTAAGGTTCATAAAGCATGGTTGCACGATATTGAACTTGATGAAAGTCCATTTGCTGCCGGGCCTATAGCTGATCTTATTAGTAAGATTGATTCAATAACGCATCCGAAAAGATATAGGTCTGCAATGAAAAAATATGCATCATTGATGGCTAAAGATCGTGCTAAAAGAATGACGCCATCAGCTCTTGCTAGCGATGCTGCAAGACAGCATAACTTGGACATAAAATCACTTATCAAATATATTAATGGCCTTGTTGCAAAAGGTAAATTACCTCAAGCATTAAAAGCAGAGTTTGCAACTGAGGCCACAAGTCCTCTTGGCAGACTACAGAAGTTTGACAAGTCTCGTACTGCGGCTGGTAAGAAACCCATTTTCAAAGATAAAGGGAATAATAAGTTTGTACGAATGAAGAAGAAGGGACAGATGACAATCATGAACGTGCCTTCAAATGAGGTTGACAAGTATAAGAAAAAAGGATACGTTTCGATGGAACAATTATCGTTTAAGGATTTTGTAAACCAGATACAAGAAGTGAAACAAGATACGGATATAAAAGATAGAGAAGGAACACAGCCTGCAAAGTATCACTCTGGTCTTTCTCCGGCAACAAAGAAAAAACGTGATGCACATTTTAAATCAAAGAAGGCGGGCCCTGCCCCCGGCGATGCTGATGCTAAAACTAAACCTTCAGTGCATACAAAAAAATATCAACAGATGTTTGGTGAAAGAGAACTTACTGATACAGAGTTGAAACGTAGAGAAGAGATTGCAAAAGATTTGCCAGATGATGATTTCAAAAAACGATATGGTAAGGATTGGAAGTCAGTCAAGATTGCAACTGCAACCAACATGGCAAAGAACGAAGAAGCATATCAGATTGATGAAAAGATCGATGGTCTAGTCAAGAAGTCAGAGAAGTCCGGCATATCATATTCAATTCTCAAGAAAGTGTATGATCGTGGAATGGCTGCATGGAAAACTGGTCATCGTCCCGGCACTACACCACAACAATGGGCATTTGCAAGGGTGAACTCGTTTATTACCAAGGGAAGTGGTACTTGGGGTAAAGCAGATAAAGACCTTGCAAAACAAGTTGAGATGGTCGAAGCACTGGATGATTTGAAATATCCAAAGACAAAAGAAACACCAGTGAAAAACATTAGTGGCAATTTGGATGAAATAAATGTTTCTGTTCCTCCCAAAAATGACAGTGAGGAAACCAGAAACGAACTAAACACTGTAAAGAAACTTTCGGAAGCCAGATCAGCAAAAGATGAAAAATCTGTCAAAGACCATGATCAAGACGTTACGTTTGCTGTAGAAAAATATATGAATAAAAATGGCTTGGATTATAACAAAGAAGATATGGAAAAGATCGTAGAGATAGGTGAAAGTGTTTCACGGTACTTCAAGAACAATTTTCAACGTCCTCGCCCTTGGCAGATTGCAGAAAATATTAAATTAAATGTCATGAGTTTCCCTTCTGATAGTATGGAAACTCCATCTTATCCTAGTGGTCACAGTTTACAATCAAGGTTGGTTGCAGAAGTATATGCAAAGAAATACCCAGAACATAAGGAAGGTCTTATTGCTGCAGCAAATGAATGTGGTATGGGTAGAATACAAGCTGGTTGGCACTATCCATCAGATCATAAGAGTGGTGTATCTATTGCAAAACAGGTTGCACCTATGGTAGAAGTTGATCTTGGTGAAGCATGTTGGGACACTCATAAACAAGTCGGTCTGAAGAAAAAAGGTGGGAAGATGGTTCCAAACTGTGTTCCAAAGAATGAAGATTTGAATGAATGGGGTGAGGTAGAAGAAGCAGCAGAATATCAGGGTCGTAAGGTTACTCTAAACAAACCTTTCTACACACCTGATGGTCCAAAGAAGTCTGCTGTGTATGTCACTGGACCGAAGGGTAATGTTGTTATTGTTCGGTTTGGTGATCCGAATATGGAAATTAAACGAGACAATCCAGAGAGGCGTAAGTCCTTTAGAGCAAGACATAATTGTGATAGTCCCGGCCCCAAATGGAAAGCAAAATATTGGTCTTGCAAAGCATGGTAGTTTATAAATAGTAGATAACAAAGGAAATCCTATGTCAAATTATAGAAAAACAATGACCGAAGCCTTACGAGAGATGTATTCTCTTGATGAGAGTGTTATCGATAAGGTAAAGGAGATTGCCTCCAAGAAAGCTGCTAAAAAGATTGATGGTGTTATGGTTGATTCTTTCACTGCATCTGCGATTTCGCAAATCTATGACAAGGTAAATGACGCAAACAAGAAGAAGATGGAGAAGTTACCCATCACTAAACTTGCAAATCTGGCATTTAAGATGATGCAGAAAAATGAGTTTGTTCCAGAAGAAGTTGAACTTGATGAAGATATTGCTACGATGGCCATGGCGGTAATGGGACTTAATGCCGCTGCTTTATTGCCTGTTCTTTTTATGTCTGTGAGAGAAATTATTCGTGGCACACCTTTAGAATCTTCAATCAAAAAAATAGTTGACAAACTCAAAAAGAACAAGAACTATAAAATGTCTGATTCAGAAAAGTCTGATGTTAAGGGGTTTGTGTCTAAAGTTAAGAAAGATAAACCAAGTCTTTTACAAAAAGCAATGAAAAAAATCAAAGAAGAAGTTGACCTTGATGAAGCATCAGCACGAGCAGATGCCCGTAGGTCCATGCGAGCAGACCCAGACATGCGACAGAAGTTCTCAAAGGATGTTTCTGCAACAGATGACGATATAAAGGGTGCATCAAAGAATATCATGATGCAGATGCGAAAAGCACAGTCATTAAAGGGTCGGTTTGATGTCGAGTTTAATGATGGTAAGAAAATTAAAATACCTGTAAAGGTTGCTGTAGCTGTCCAACAGAAATTTAATTCAATGCGTAAACCTGCTGATAAAGAAAAGTTTCAGTCAAAGGTTGCAAAATCATATAAGGATATGTTACGAGCTTTGAAAGAAGAAGTAGAACTTGATGAAGCAAAATATGAGATTTACCATAAAGACTTCTCCTCTGCTATGAAACACGCATATAAAGCTGCAAAGAAAATGTATGGTATCACAGTTGACCCCAAAGAGATTGATGACAAGGTTGCATCTGGACCTCGTAAACCTTCTTCTGGTAAGACAAACAGTTATCGCCTGAAAGGTGACAAAGGTGCTATTCAAGTTCAAGTGTACAACATGGACAATAAGAAATATGAATTGAATATGTACAAAGAAGAAGTTGAACTTGATGAGAAGGTAATCAGTCTTGCCAAAGGTATGGGTAAAGAAGTAGTCAACGATGGTGGTGAAATCAAGTTGATGAAAGGTGGTAAGGTTATTTCTAGTGGTGACTATGACAGGGGTGCCGGTGTATTCTTCATGAATGTAAAGGGTAAAAAGGGACAAGTCTCCTTCAAAGAACCAAAAGATATTCTTGGTATTAAAGAAGAAGTTGAACTTGATGAAGTAATTGCTATGACTGATGAAGACCTCACTAACATGTACAATCAGACTGTTAGGTTGATGAGAAAAGGTATGTCTCAAAAACAAGCACTCAAGCAACAAGCTAAATATGTGGGTGCAACGAGAAAAGAGACTGCTAAAGTTAAACAGATGCTTGACAAGGCTGGGTTCAAAGAAGAAGTTGAACTTTTAAATAAAATTAATGCTAAAATACAGGAGAGAAAAAATGGGTAAGAAATATATGGATACAAAAAAAGGAAGCCTTGAGTCATCTGTCCTAGATGTTTGGCAAGATGCGGTGAATAATGAAGATTCAACTGACGCTATCTCTAGAATGGATGGTCGTACCAAGTCTTATAGACAACATCGTGCAAAACTTGAAGCTGCTCGTGTAAAAAGAGAAGCGAAAAAACTTGATGCAGTAAATCCCAATGCGGTTAAAAAGAAGTTTGATGATCGCAAAGACAAGGATATCGATAACGATGGCGATGTAGATAGTTCTGATAAGTATCTTCACAAACGCCGTAAGGCAGTTTCTAAGGCAGTCAAAAATGAAGAAGTTGAACTTGATGAAGCAAAGGGTTCTACAAAATATGTGGTAATGCAAGGCCCGGGCGACAATAACCAAAAAGTTATTGCTACATTTGATGGTGGCCCGAAGGCATTAGAAAAGGCAAAGAAATTCCGTGATGATTGGAATAAAAAGAATAAGAGTAAAATAAAATTAAATAAGAAAGGCAAACCAATCGCAGCACACATGGCAAGAATTTTTGACAAAGGAGTAGAAACATCTTATAAGGTAGGAGATAAAGTTAGTTACTCAGCATTTGCTCCATCAATTATTAAAGATGAAGTTGAACTTGATGAAGGTAAGATGAAAGACCTATCAATGAAGGTTGATGCTGTTATTGCAAAGATGAAGAAACATCGTGACATGAAAGGGTTTGCTGACAAGTTCAAAAAAGATGTTGCGAAATCCATGAATATCGGTAAATCTTTGGAGAAGGTATTGCCTGATTATATTGCTGGTAAGGATATTCAAAAATTAATGGGTGAAGCATACGAGCTCGGAACGGATGAATATCGTGAGTATCTTGAAGACTTAACTCCCGGCGAAGAATCAGATTGGACAAAAGCTCAAAATTCTAAAGTAGATTCCATGAAAGAAGCCATTGCAAAGATATGGGGTCTTGATGAGTGGAAGAACCAAAAAGAAAATCGCAGGGTTGATGGTGGAGACAAACGCCGTACAGAAAATAAAAACGGTGGTAGAACACTCACTGGAAAGAAAGCTGCAGCGGTTGAGGTCGAGCCTGAACTAAAAGAAAAAAAGAAATGATTGATGAAAAATATAATAGAACTTTTCGAGGCTACGAAGGAAGACCTTCCAGAGATTTATTGTGATCTGGATCAGGTTCTTGTCGCATTTTTAAAGGGTGCAGATAAAGTTGTTGGTGGTTCTTTTGTAGATACTCAAAAAGATGACAGGTGGAACCAAATTAATCAAACCAAAGGATTTTGGGCAAACCTTGATTGGATGTCAGGTGCGAAACGACTTTACCAATTCATAGCAAAATATGATCCGTATGTATTATCTGCATATTCTGCTCGTGATCCAGCTTCAAAAACAGGTAAGATGAAATGGTTGTCAAAGAATACTAATTTCAAGAGAAGTCGCATACATTTAGTAAAACGAGAACAAAAACAATCATACGCAACAACAAATGGAAAACCAAATATCTTGATAGATGATTATTTAAAAAATGTAAAAGAGTGGGAAGCAAAAGGCGGTATTGGAATTCATCATACCAGTGTTTCAAAAACGATAAGTGAATTAAAAAGAATAGGTTTTAAGTAGTAAAATTTATAAATAGAAGGAAACACACCTTTTATAAGGAGAAAAACAATGGGTTTATGGGGAAAAAGTACAACGGCTGAGAGCCGCCCAAAATTTTTGCCAATTGATTCCAACGCTCAAGGATCATCTGGTTCAAGACAGGATGCCATTGCTGTTGATGGTGGGTGGGCATTATCGCCCGGTCATGCAAACTCAGGTAATGACAACAAAGACGCACAACCAGAAATTCTGGTTTGTATTCGTAATCTAGCAGACGTATTCGGTTCTGCTACACCAATTTCTATCGGATTTACAGAAGGTGCATATGCTGATACTGCAACATTTGATATCACAGTAACATTTGATGAGGCAGTTGATGTTACATCTGCTGCATGGTCTGCCAACCAAACTGTTACCAACAAGGCATACATTCTATTGTCTCGTTTGGGTCAAACAGATATGGTAGAAGACAACACATGTGCTGCTATGTACTACTCTGGATCGGGAACTAACCAGATCACATTCCGTGGAACACTAGCAACAAATGCTGCTGCCGCCTACCTCGCCTTTAATGGTGCAGGCGTAGGTGATACTGCATCCGAAGGACGTACTGCAATTCTGTTTAACGGCTCTGCTGATATCGCAGAAGAAGATGGCGGTTCAATTCTTGGTTTGCTGTTAGAATCAGGAGCAAGAGACACGCCCGG